TTGTGTTTATTCTTACTTATTTATGGCTGCAATCATTGCACGTAATTCTGCAATTTCATTTTCCATTGCTTCAATTTTTACAATTGAATGATTTAATGCAAGTGCGGTATCCATCATAACGACGTTGTTATCAAGAGCTAACGTATCGTCTTTATCAATACGATTACCTTCATCGTCATATTCTGGTGCGGCTGGTACTAACTTGACATATTCACTATCAATATCGCGTAATGCGTCCTGTGCAATAATGCCACGGCGTTCACGCTCCATCGGATCGAAGTTATATATGAAAGTACATGGTTTCAGCTTTTTGATATTTTCATAAGATGCTTTACCATCGTTATATTCAATATCATGTTTAAGTGTTGCATCAGAGGTTGCTGCTTTCTGGAATGTATAACTGCCCGACCACCCGCCACCCGCTGTACAGGTCAAATCACCTGAAGCTGGAGTAAAGTACCAGTACCGGGTTCCCGCATTACCGGAATCACCAAACTGAGTTAACGAGGTGTTACCCCAGTTAATCATACCATTACCCACGTTGCCCCACATTGATCGCAGTTCATAACCACCGTTATGTCTGTATGCCCATGACAATGCACCGATAGCACTGACACCAACGGGATCTGTTGTCATATTTTGATAGATACCGGATTTACCTGACTGAGCTGATTCCCACCACGGTGCAGGAACTGGTGAACCTATTGATAAGAGGCTTCTGAAAGTACCATTAGTCGCTAATAAACTACCATCCTGACCGATGTCAAAATAACTCTGAATTGATGGTGAGCCACCAGAAGCGATAATACGTGCTTTACGTGTTTCAACGCCGCTTGAGGATTTTTCATATACAGAGAACATATAAGCGGCTGATAATTCTGCACCAGCAGCACTAATTGTAGATCTAACAAGACCACCAGCACCCGAGAAGTTATTAGGCGGTGTTGCTGCTAATACTTCATCCGCCTCAATAACACGTGTAGTTAATTCACCAGTATTAGACAATTTGAGTAGGTCAGTAGTATCAGTAGTTCCCGTCGCAATTCTATAAGTGGTTCCCTGTACGGTTTCATGGAAAGTAGCATCAGTGGAACCTGAGCCGCCTTTGAACTTTCTAAGGTATGACTTACCACCCGCTGTACCAGTACTCATTGATGTATGACCGTAGGTACTTTGGGCAACTGAATCCTGGTTGATAGTATTCTTAACTGTGAGAGTGCTGTTAAAAGTACTGGCACCTGTTACCGTGCCACCTGCCAATGCAAAACCACCCAAGGCTGCAAGGCCAGCCGCTGCTGTGGTAGCACCTGTGCCGCCACCGCTGACCGGGATAGTGCCGCTGAAATCACCCTGAGTCAGTGTGATATCACCAGTTAACGGAATGCCGTTAATCGTCAGTGATGAAGGTACAGTACCTTCAATATCAGCCTGTGTAAGAACCACATTACCCGTAAGAGGCTTGCCATTAATGGTACGGCTAGTTGGTACTGCTCCAAGATTCGTTAAAGCTGCGGCTGCTGTAGTAGCTCCCGTACCGCCACCAGTGATCGGAATCGCTGTAGTCAGTCCGGTAAGAGACTTGATAGTACTGTTCACCCCTGCACTGGTAATGTTTGCAGTACGAACCCATGCTGACCAGGTTACAACACCACTGCTATTACTTGTTCCTGTACGGTTATAGATATCATCAGCATTAGCCGGGTAATAGACCTGAGTACAGCTATTAGCATGTGTTAATCCATTTTTAAGTACAGCTAACGTACCTGCTGCAACTGCTGGATAATTCAATGCCACGGTAGCATTTGCACTTAAAGGTTGTTCATAAATGCCATGAACAGAACCGTTCAGGGTATTTAAGTTCGTACCCGTTACGATGGTTCCATAATATGGGAATGCATTTACATCAAGTGCCCCCAGTACTACATCGTCGCTAAGTACTTGCCCGTTGATCGTTCTTGTCGTTGGTACTGCTGATACGTCTGCTGCGTTCAGAACAATGTTGGCACTTAAAGGTTTAGAGTTCACTGTTACGGTTTTAGCAACACCGCCCAGGTTCGAGAGTGCAGTTGCAGCAACGTTTGACCCAGTACCGCCCTGTGCAACTGAAAGTGCTGTAGTCAGTCCAGTAAGAGACTTGATAGAACTGTTAACGCCTGCGGTAGTGATGTTTGCAGTACGTACCCATGCTGACCATGTGACAGTACCAGTGTCGTTTGAAGTACCTGTACGGTTATAGATATCGTCAGTACTGGAAGGGTAATAAACCTGTGTGCATGAATTCGCATGAGTTACCCCACTCTTCAGTACAAACAACGTACCACCCACTGCAACCGGATAGCTCAAAGCTGTTGTTGCGTTTGCAGTTACTGGTTGCTCATAAACACCATATACAGAACCGTTCAGGGTATTCAGGTTCGTACCTGCTACGATGGTTCCGTAGTACGGCATTGCTGATACATCGAGTGCTGAAAGGTCTACGTTGCTACTCAGAGCCTGACCATTCACAGTACGGCTGGTTGGTACTGTTCCGGCAATATCACCTTGTGCTAATACAATATTTGTAGAAAGAGCCTTACCGTTAACGGTTAGAGTATTCGGTACAGAGCCTGCAATATCAGCCTGTGCTAATACAATATTTGCAGATAGAGCCTTACCATTTACTGTACGGCTGGTCGGTACTGTTCCAGAAATATCAGCCTGAACAAGTGTAATATTACCTGTTAAGGCTTTACCATTCACAGTTAATGAAGTTGGTACAGTACCTGCAATGTCAGCCTGTGCTAATACAATATTGCCTGATAATGGTTTGCTGTTAACTGTTAAAGTACTGGGTACTGTGCCTGCAATGTCAGTCTGAGATAATGTAATGTCTGAGGTTAAGGGATAACCATTAACCTTACGGGCAACGTTCGAACCAGTACCGCCACTTGCGATAGGCAATGGCGTACTTAACGTTGCACCAGTAGCTGTCAAAGCACCAGTAATCGTCAGGTTGCCAGTACTGGAAAGTGTCAGAGCATCAGAACTATCGGTAGTTGCACCAGTGGCTAATCGGTAGTTCCCGGCCTGTACGGTTTCATGAAAGATAGTATCACCAGTACCGCCACGCATTTTACGTAGATATGATTTAGCACCGGCTGTTCCTGAACTTAAAGACGTATGTCCATAAGTACTTTGACCGACTGAATCTTGACTAATCGTGTTGTTTACCGTTACTGCACCAGTCAGAGTACTGGCACCTGTCACGGCTAAAGCACTGGATAGTGACAGTGTTGTGCCTGTGACCCCACCAGTGAATGCACCGCCCGTTTTCGGCATCCCACCGAGGTTAGAGAGTGCAGTACTTGCCACCGTTGCCCCTGTACCGCCAGAACTGATAGGCAATGTTCCGGTTACGCCCTGCGTTGCACCTGCGGCCAGAGAGGGCTTATTTGCAGTACTGTAGACCTGATCCCATCCAGTACTGTCAGTGTTCCTGATGTACATGCGAGGGGTTGCAGACTCTGA